AATCCTATGGGTGCCCAGAAGTATCGGCACCTTTTGTCCAGGTCTTGCCTGGTTGCTTCCACCACGCAGGGAGCTGGCAGTCTGCACCTTCGAATAGTCGGGGATGTTTTCCCGCATCAGATGCGAGACGAGCGCCCCGACAGCCGCGCCTACCACTGCTGCGATCACAATATATGCGACAATCGACCATCCGCTTGGAGCTATCTGGATGACAACAGGCCCCTTGAGCCTATGCTTCAGGCCTACGGGCTTGCCGTCGTCGAATACCTGGCAGGTGCACGGCTCGATGCCGAGGCTCTTAAGCAACTTCAAGGAGGTGATGCCCTTTACGGCTTTGGTGTCTGTGTAATCTCCGGAAAACGGATTCTTGAGGATGCGCACTCTCATACCTAGATGGTACGGGAAACATGCGGTCAGGAATCAAAGGCTTTGTACCGATACCATTTGGCGGTTTTCCATCCAGGGAGTCTTCCGGGTGCTTCGTAGACCGCTCCGTTGTAGCCGATATGCAGTACGCCGGGGCCAATCATGACCCCAATATGCAGGTGGTATGGTTTGCGTGTGATCAGGAATATGTCGTACTCGGCTGGATCTTCGACTGCAGAGAACTGTCGCATGAGTTCCTCCGGTACGAAATCGACAAGTCCCGGATCCGGAAGCTCGATGTCCAACTCATGTTTAAACACCAGGTAAACAAGGCCCCAACAATCGGAACCATCGAAACTCCGTCCGCCTTCGATGTAGGGCATCCGCATATACCTGGTCAGGTCGATCATCCGTACAGCCCCGGAAACAGGTTCGCCGAATAGGCATCAGTACCCAGGTTATAATCGAATCGTCCGATCCGTTTCAGCTGTAGTTCCACTTGACCGGAATTTGGATTGAAATGGACTTCCCCGACTTCGTACGGGAAAGGACCGTCGATCGGTTCATCCGGATCGTCTATCCTTATATAAGTAAGGTATACCGATGGCGCCGGACCGGACAGGTTCTGCAGTGCCCAGGTAATAGCCCTGTCGACATCGTCCATCGTCAAGGATCCGGTGGCGTCCTTCGCGTTTACATCGCCAGGGGAAACGTCGAAAGCCCTGGGAGAATAATAGGCGCCATCACTGACCACACCGATCTGGGCATCGATGAACCTGAGGGGTGTTGGCCAAGCATCGTGGCGGATCTCCACAAGGTTGGCGAACAGCTTGCTGGTTTGCGGGGCGAGCAGTTCCCTTTTTGTTGCTTCGGTAATCATGATGGCAATACCTCGATCGTTATCTCCATTTGCCAGGTCGTCTCGCCCTGACGCTCCGGATTGTACCCGTTCTCTGGAACGACTAGACGTGCCAATCTTTCATCGGCTTCATGGAAGTCGTCGAATATAAAGGTTAGGACTCCCCCGTCGAGGTCGTTGTCGAACCAATAGAAGAAGTCGTCGAGCTGTTGCCCGCTTAGCTGAAGTATGCCGGTATAGATCCTTGGCTCAACCTTGCTGAAGGCCCGGACCTTGGCCGGTCCGCGGTCCATCGCAGTCCGGAGGATCTTTGTCGTCCTACGGTATTGTTGTCCCTCCAGTTGCAAAAACGGTACATCCTGTGGCCATCTTGGCGTAATGCTACCCACGTCGCCCCCTCCTTGTCACACCATAGCGGTCATTCATCGAGGAATCGAACCGTCCGGAGCGCACCTGCTTGTCGGTCACCTCCCCGATGATCACCTCCAATTGCCTGGTTCCATCGGGATCGGTCCATTCGCGCTTGGTGGCAGCCTCTCCGGTATTGTTGATGATGGTGACATTCATATCGCCGCCACTGCCCGCTCCGGGTCCCGATATAACGGCATCGCCCTTGCGGACCGACTCAGCCATCGGTGCTGGCAATATAGTCTCGCCCTCATGGATCATGGCCTCCATATCCCTGGGAACATCCCAGACTCCTACATCGAAGCTTGGAAGCGGAGTGCTCTTGATCGCAGCGATCTGTGCCCCTCCCTCGACTCCGGCCAGAGCCGACAGGCCCAGACCCGCCCAGCCTCCGGGGTTTGCCATGAAGCCGATTATCGCGCTCGCCATGTTGATCAATGCGGAGTACACCTTCATTTCCCTATCACGCTCGGCTTGGCGACGTTGCAACTCCTTGGCCTTCTCATCGTATTCGGCCTCGATCTCCGCCTTGGCGATGGCCTTGTCCTTCTCCGATGCGATCGATGCTGCCTTCTCCGCATCGCCAACGCGCACCGCCTCATCGTATTCACGCTGCAAGCGCTGGATCTCAGTCTCTTCCAACAATCCCGCATTCTCAAGGGCCGCTTGCTTTTGCCGTTCCAGCTCGCCAAGCTGCTTCTCGGTGATGTTGGAATAGATCTGCCCGATCGAGGACGACAGGTTTTTCGCAAACGAGAATATCCGGTCCATGGCATTCCGCCAGTCGTCCACCTGCTTCTTCAGCGAATCTTCGGCAGCCTTCGCAATGTTCGTCTGCTTCTCCTGTTCGAGCTTCTCCTGCTCGATGCCGTAGTAGGTGCGGATCGCCAAAAGTTCGGCTTCAGTAGCCTCCTGGGCGTCCACCTTCTCTTGCATCTCCAGGAGCTCGGTTTGCATCTGGGCGTCCAGCACCTGCGACCGCAACTGGTATGCCCGCTCGAAGTCTCCGGCCGCCTCAAGCTCCATCGCGGTAGCTTGCATGCCGCTTTGCATCTGCTGGTCCAACCTCAGTTGGATCTGGCGGGAATTCTCGATCCGCTTCAAGGCCAGGGTTTCCCACGCCTTCCCTTGTTCCTCGGCCTCCTCAAGGGTGAGTTTGGTGACTTCCTTGTCGATCGAGCTTTTTTCGTTCTTGTAATATTGTTCGAGTGCGAGCAGTTCCGCTTTCGTTTCCCCTTCCTTGAGGAGTCGAAGGATGAGCGTCTCTATCGGTATCTGGTCGAGCTGTTCTCCCTTCTCGATGACCTTGGCCTTCTCAGCCATAGCCCGGATGTCCAAGTCGCGCTCCTGGTCGAGCAGTTGTTTGCGCAGCGTCGCCGCCTTCGTTAGGTTTCCGGCATCCTCCGCAAGGGCCGCCTCCTGCTCGAGCAACTCCGTTCGCCATTCGCTGGAGGCTTTTGCAAGATTGTCCGTTGCTGTAGCAGCTGCCTGGGTTTCGCTTTCCTGCTTCTTAAGAACCTCGGCGACGGTAATGATTTCGTTGTAAAGGTCCGGGAGTATCTCTTTGTAATTCTCCAAGGAGACAGTACCGTCGTTGTATGCCCTGGCGATCAGATCGATGGCTAGTGTTTGTTGGAGTCTTTGTTCGTTGAGCTCTCCTGATTTTTCCGCGATCTCGGTGCTTAGCTTCAGGATGGCCGAGTCAAGATTGGCGATCTCCAACATTGCCTGGGCATCTTCGCGTCCCGAGTTCGCAAGCTGCTTCCTTCGGCTTATGGTTCGATCCATGAAGATGTTGAGCGTCTCCAGACCATTCTCGTATTCAGAGATCTTATCGATATTGGCTTGATACCCTTTTGCCACATCGGACAGGGATTTCAGCACATCTGCCCGTACCGCAGCTTTCCTTATCTCAAGTAGGTCCCTTTCGCGATCGGTCAGCTCTCCGGCCTTGATTTCGATATCAGAAAGAATGTTTTTATATTCCCGGCTACTCTTGGTCAGGCTTTTGGTAGCGTTCGCCATCTCGTCTTCCCGCTTTTTCAGCGCAGAAACTCCAATGACGGCTGCTCCCAATAGTCCGACAATTATACCCAAAGGACCAGCCATCATCACTTTTGCCGCGGTAAAGGCAATTGCAGCGGTTGTTGCAACTTTCAGACCTTCGCCCAGCCCATTAAACCCCTGGATAAGATCCAGAAGAACAGTACCAACGCTGGTTGCAACTGGCATGAGTGCATCGCCCAGTTCCGCCTTCAGGTCCACCATTCGCTGCTGGACTCCTTGTGCGGTATTTGCGAAGCTATCGGATGTAGCGGCGGCATCTCCGAGGGCATAATCGTACTCTTTCCATACCGAGACGTTTTGATGCAGAGCGTTCGCGCTTTGCTGTACGATTCCGGAGAGGACAGCCTCCTGCTTCTCGAGGTTGTCCATCTGCTCCCAGGTCTTGCCGATGGAAAGGGCGTAATCCTGCTGGTTGATGATCGCCACATTGAGGCCGATCCCCAATCTCCGCAATGCCTCGAATTGATACGACAAGCCGCTTTGCATGGCCTGCATCGCCTCTGCGATCGGGACGTTGGAGAAAGAGGCGAGGTCGTTGGTGATACCGACCACAGCCTGGGAGAACTTCGCCGCCTCGGCGACAGTGTCCCCGTATCCTGTCCGGATATCCTGTTGGGTGGCCAGGAACTCCTGGGTCGCGATGATACCGCGGTTGGTGGCATCGGCATAGGTGCGGATCCAGCTTTCCGTCTCGGACTCGACTCCCTTGAACACCGTGTTGAATTTGTTGCTCAGCTCGGTCGCACGGCTTGATGCATCGATGAGGCTTTTTACGAGATATCCCGTGATGACCCTCGTGGCGAAGGTACGCACCTGGGATCCCATGGTCTCGAGCTGCTTGCCTGTCTTCTCCATCTTTGCCCGCGAACTGTCGAGGGCCGCGTTGAGGGCTGAGGAGTCTCCCGTGATCTGATAAACCAGCGTCCCTATGATATTCGTCATCTTCTTCTGATCACTCCATCGGCAACGGCCTTGTCCAAGCTCTTCTTGTTCGTCCTTCTTCCGATCCAGCAGGCATCGTATTCCCCAGGATCGACAAACGGTATCAGCTTCGCAGCATCGAACAGATCCATTTCCTCATAAAAAAATTGCGGCGTGACATACGGCCAGGATTTACCCAGCAAGGCACAAAGCCGATCGTAATCAAGCCGCAATCCGTTGGTCACTTTTTTTTTACGTCGGCATCCTTCGAAAGGCAGGCTTCGATAAAACTGTTCACATCCATCTCGTCGGTCGAGTCCTGCCACCACTGCTTGTCGAACTCTATCTGGTTCGCCTTCAGCAGCAACTCGAGGATGTCATCCAGGATCCGCTCCTTGCGTTCGGCGAACTGGGCGACCTGGCTTTGCATCGCTTCCAGGGCAGGCAGTTGTTCGGGGTCGGCGGCATCGATGCCCGCCAATTTCTGCAGCAACTGTCCACGTTCGACCAATAAGTTGCTGTACAACACGCGGGCTCCTGTCACAACCCGCGATATCTTGAATGTCTTGTCGGCCAGCTCGATGTTTGCCGTGACGCAATTGTCACGGCTGTTGAGATCGTATAGTCGTTCCTTCATCAGGCCACTCCCAGTTCGTCGATGATATCGAGCAACTGGTCTCCATCCGCCCTGCTGGTATCCAGCTGGCCTTCGATGGTGATCGGCAGCCTCGCCGGATTCTCCGCATCGGCACCGGCAAAGGTGAAGCGGATCCCGTTGGTCATCGTGGCACTCCACAAGGTGACCTGGAAAAGCTTACCCTCGACAGTCTTCTTGAACCTGATGACCTTCGGGGTGATGGTCACGCCAGAAGATCCCATCTTCGCATGGACGGATGCGGCCGGAGTATACGCATAGGTGACTTCCAGTGCGGTGCCTTGCGGCGCGTTCGCATTGTCGATCATCACGATACCCCAATTCCCCGCAGCGTCGGCCGCAACGACATAGTCGATTCCTACTGCCAACACGGTCGCCCCGCTCTTGACTGTCGCGATCGTTTGTGGCGATCCGTCGTAGTTTTGATGGCCGAGGATGATCAGCCGGTTGAGATCCCAATCCGCAGCGATCGTCTCGACGTATGCCGGGACCGCATCGCCAGCCACATTCTCGATGGTCATTACACCACCGGCAAGCTTGTTGATGATGTCCAGATTGAACTGGTAAAGCTCGGTGTTCGCGGTGGCAATCATGTTGCGGACCCTGCGGACAACCTGCTCCCTCTTGGATCCCTGCACCTTCGAGATCTCGTAGGTGACTTCCAGCATGCTCTCCGTGTCCATCGGAATCACCCCGACATCCTGCAATGTCGCGATGCTGCTTCCGACCTCCACCGAACACCCCGCTGGCAAATGGATTCCTGTGTACGTGTTCATAGTTACCTCCTAACGGTAAGAAAATCTTGTATCTATCGGAACCTTCCAGGTCCCGTCCTCAACCTTTATGGGGCGCCTTCGCTCAGTCGTGATCGACTGGATATACTGCCCGTCCATCGCATAGGAAACACCGAAAAGGCTTGCGGTTATGGTCTCGGCCATTTCCGTTGCCGCGAATCTGTCTGCGGCGAAACAGTCGATCTGCATCCACGGCTTCTGCGTCTCGACCTCCCTGGCTCCACCAGCCGCGATGGAATGCAACACGATATAAGGTGGCGGCAGGTTTTGGGGAGCTTCCTCGAAGAATATGGAATCCCCCACAGCCTCTTGGATCACAACCCGTGTCCTGATGAATGCAAGGAACGCATTCTCAAACGTCATGCACGACCTCCTCGGCCTTTCCAAGGTCGATCTTCAGATCCTGGCCAAGCTGCCGCTTGAAGATAGTTTGCACGTCGACGATGGAGGCTTGTATCCCTGGACGCATGAACGGCTGGGGTCTTTGGAACTTGGTGCCGAACTCGACATGCGGGGCATATTCCACGTTCGTGCCTATGGCGGCATCCCCTTTGGGGACACTTCCCTGCACGGCCTCATCCGATCCGCTCTTCCGCAGTCCACCCTCGGTCCCGACCTTGTAGCCGATGCTCCCGCGGAGCCGTCCGGTATCGACTGGAACCCTTGAGACCATATTGCCCTCGATCAGGATCGCCGATTCGGTCAGTGCCACATCGCGTTGTCGCCCGATGGCCTTGAGCGCCTGCTTCTCGGCAAGGCGCATGATCAGCTTGCTCATACGGCCTCCTTGACATCGATCTCCAGATGGTGGCCGATGCCACCCGCCGCATCGTTGATGTAGACGATGTCGAACACCCTGGTACCGATCATCAGCCGGTCTCGCTCCTTCAGGTCCGATGCGGGCATCTCCATGTACACCCGGTGGGTCGCCTCGGCCCGGACCATGCTTTCACGGTCGACCTCGCGTCCACCGGACGATACCAGGCGGCAACGCAGCGTTTGGCCTTGTGTGAAGGAGTCGGTTGAACCCCAGGATCCAGTCGCTGCCTGGAAGACCATGATGACAGCCGACTTGTTGAGCATGGAGCGGAAACTCATCGCGCCCTCCCATACCGCTTGATCCTTGACACGGTCCCTTTCGGATACCCCTGCACCAGATCGACGGTCAGGGAGATCGAATATCCTCCGATCGCCTCCCAGGTCGCACCCACCTTGCCTTCCAGTGTGGCCAGCTTGTAGCTGACCATTTCGGTGGCGGTCATCAGGGATCCGGCCGGGTATACCGTCTGGCCGTCGACATCCGTGTCGAACGGCTTGTTGCGGATCGCCAGGTAATCTTCCTCGACCACCGGGATCAACGCAGCGATCTGCGTATCCAAAACAGGATCCTGGATGCCGGTGATAGCCTTGAATTGGTCGACAGTAATTATCATGTTGTCACGGTACCACTTTGGCTTCCCATGGAATCAAAGCCTTTGCCCGCCTTCGTCTTCCGGCGCAGCTCCCTTGCCCGATCGCGCTCTTCGTGTTCCTGGCAGGACAGGTCGATGTCGGCCTTGATGGCGTGTTTAACTGTCCTGTAGACGCACTCGAAGTATCTGGCGAACAGCTCTTCGGTCTCCCTGGGTATGGACACGCACCGGCTCGAATCCATTAGCCACTGGAGGCGACAGACCAGATGGATGCACTCGTGGGCGATTACCGCAGTGTCATATTCGTCGTGCACGAACAGTATGTAGAGGAGTATGTTTGTACTCTTGTCATTCGAGAGCATCCCGACCTCACCTATGGTTCCATCCTTGAGTTCGAACTTGTCCGCCCCGGACTTCCTGAAAGCCTCGACTATCTCGCTGCGTGTCCCGGCGACCACACGGACACTCCTATCGACCACCGGGATCGTAACCTTCTTGTCTACCATGCCAATTCTCCGTTTATCGGGTGTTTACAAAGACGGCGGCATCGAGTGCCGCCGTCTAGACCAGTTGCTTGGATTGTTACCGGGGAACGTGCACCGGATATGCATCGATGCTTCCGGCTGCCGCCACGTCGTCGCTCTCCATGACCACGGCGGTATACGCCTTCGCGGTCGAGGGCAATACCAGGGTCAACAGCCGTGTCTTGGCCGCCACGGTCCCAGCCGGTACGACTACCTCGGCGATCTTGGTGGAGACAGCATCGGAGGAATCCCCGTGGTAGACCCCGATCGTCAGTTGTGTCGCTTCCGTGATGGTCAATGCCTCGTTTACTACGATCCTGAGCTCGATGGAGGCATTCATCGCTCCGGATTCAGTCTTCAGCGCCACGCTGGACTTGCTTGCATTCTGCGGGACCGCTTCCTTGTCGAAATACATTTCGCCAGCGATCCGCAGGTCGTCATTCATCTTTTTCAAACCGAACTCCTTCCCTTATTCGAAGGGCACGGCCGCTTCGTCGCCGTCCTTGAAGTTATACGAACCGACGATGGGAATCATGTTCCATGATCCGATCTGGCGGTTGTAGTCCGTATCGCCCCTGCCCATCTGGAGACTAGTCCCCTTGAACTCGTTCAACAGGTTGATCGTCTTAGGGTGTCCATAGATGAACGTCTGTCCCGCATCCCCTGCCCGCGCATCGGAAAGCGCGTCGTCGATCATCATCGCCGTGGGGACGTGTGTCGCATCGACGTTCACGATCGCGGAGATGCACTGCGGGTTCGCAAGGAGGAAGCCGAGATAGCTTTTGAAGTCCGCGCCATACACCGTCTTGCCATCCTTGTTCTTGTACGGCTCTCCGCCGGACAGGAACATGGTCTCGAGCATCGCGCCCTGGCCGAACCCGTTGGGATCGTACAGACCGCTCATATCCCCCTCGGACCATCTTGCGATGATGAATGACCGCCCGGTACCGCCAGCATTGACGGCCTTCCCCTGTACGATCGCATAGGCGAGCAACAGGTCGTAGATCAGACTGGTCTCGGTGTCCATCGATGTCTTCTGGATGATCTTGTTGACACGCATGGCCAGGTAGTCGGCGAAATCCCCACCCTTGGTGATCTGGTTGACGATATCCACGCCAGCCTCGATGGTGAATCCAAGGATCCCCAGGTTGAGCCAGTTCAACTTCGTGGTCATACCGGCTGCCGGAAGAGCCCCGTCGATATCGACAAATCCACCCCCGACCACATCTGTCAGCTGCTGGTAAGCATGTTGCAAACCATGGGTCGACGGTTGCCAATCGATGCTGGCGATGATCGGACTGTTGTTTGTCAGGTAGTCGACCTGGTGCGGTTGCACCGTCGCGTGCGCCGCAGAGAGTTCAGTTAACAACATCTCACTTCGCTCCTTTCTTCTTGTTCAGAAGAGCGCGGAAGTAATTTGAGGGGTTTACTTCCTTCTTGTCATCGTCGCCAGCCGTCCCTCCCGGGGTCGTGGTCTTCGCGACTTCCTTCTTCACTTTTGCCTCGGTGTCCGCGGCGACAGTCTTGATCAAGGCTTCGAGCAACTCGCCAGCCTTCTTGATATCTTCTGCCGAAGATCCGGAAAGCAGCGGCGTGTAGTCCTCGGAAAGGCCCAGGGCCTTCAGCTGCAGCGCCCTGTGCTCGGACAGCAACGAGTTCTTAGTCTCGTCGATCTCCGCCTTCTGGCGCTCCTCGTCGGTAAGCTTCGCCTTCTCGGCATCGGCCAACTTCTTCTCCGCAGCCTTGCGGGCCGTCTCCTCGGCCTTGAGCTTCTTCTTGAGCTCGGCGGATTCATCCTTTCCCTTGCCGTCATCACCAGGGGGATCGGTTGCTTTCGGCGGGTCGACCGGATCCTTGGGTGGATCGGCCGGAGTTCCCCCACCGCCACCGCCCGGATCAGCGGCCATGAGAAGCAGGAACAATGGATTCCATAATTTGCGCATATACGCCTCCTTGTAAATCGATTCTCCCAAAGCCTAGCAAACGGGAGCCGGATAAAATCAAAAGGTTTTCAATGACGGTTTCCGCCATATTTCCGGAAATCACCTTCGTTTTCACAATCGGGAAGCCTCCAGTGGCGTCCGATTGTTCCCAGAGGCGTTTAACGGCGTTGATAAACGGGGGTTTCGGCAAAAGCCGTCCCATTCGAGGTCTGCTTCGGGCAAAGCCCGTCAGCGAGCTGTTTTTCAGCCTCCCAAGGTCCGGGCCTCAAGCGCTGCTTTCCACTGGTCGTAGGTCTGGTACGGGCGGATCCCGTCGCCGCGGACATACCGCTCCTTCGGCGGAAGTCCCTTGACCTGGGCGCGGATCCGGCACCGGCAATTGATATCGAACGATGCCACACCCGAATGCAGCGGGGCGCTCACCCATCCTATCGACGGCACGTACCAGCCCTGCTCCTGCTTTGCCACCCCATCCAGGGCGCCATGCTCCGGGCGTGTCCTGCCATCAAGTGTGGCATCCCATATCTCCTCGATGGTGCATCCCATATCTTGTGCCTTCCCATAAGCTGCGGCCTGTCCATCGACCATGACACGCTGACCCTCGGTTCTCGCCACGGTCATGGACCGGTATGCCGCTCCCTTGTCGATGAATTGTGCCCGCTTGCCATCCGCAGCTATCCTGACCCCCAGCGCATCGCTGATCTTCTTGGACAACTTGTCGTAGCTGTCTCCCCTGATGATGGCCAAGCCGATCTCGTTTCTCACCGCATCGACCGATTTGATCCGGGCCAAAGCCAACGCCCTGCTGTCGGCAAACTTGGACAGAGGAGAATTGACGATCGCCTCCACCGCCCCCTTCGGAACCACACCCCAGTTGAGCGCCATGCCACCCACCTGGTCTATGGTATAGGCATGCCGGTAGAAGGCCGCCTTGTATTGCTCCCCGGCAAGCCGGTGCGACAGGTCGTCCACCTCGACTAGCTTCTCTTTGAGTATGCTGGCGATATTGTCCTGGAGATGGACCAGCCTCTGGTACTTGCTCATCTCGGCATTCGTCAGTACCCCGTCCTTCCCATACTTGTTGTAGATCGAACGCAACGTGTTGCGGATATCGTACAGGGCGGTGCCATAGAGCCTGATGATCTGCCGCTCCTCATTCTCCAGTATCCGGGCAAGGGCGACCTGTGCCTCCCTGTAAAGCCGGTCATACAGTTTGGCCATAGGCTCCACCGGTCAGATTCACGTTGGTCATATCCTGGCTCCTGCGCTCCCGATCCTCTTCCAGCCTTTTTTCCTCGTCATCCACATCGACGACGATACCAGCCTTCTGCAGCTGTTCGAGTGCGGTCTTTCGGCTTATGATCGCCTCGGCCTTCACCACATTGTCCACCAATGTCGTGCTCTCGTTGGGGAGATTGCGTTTCCAGTTGACCACCATTCCATCCAGGTTTCCGGAGCTCTGGCCCATCCAGGTGAGAAAATTGTTGACCAGTCGCATGCGCCTCATTAAACCGTTGGTAAACTCGCTCTGCTTGTCCCCGGCGACCATAACCTCGAAGGTCGCATACAGGTACTTCAGCGCCTCGCCGGACTGTTGGGCCATGGCATCCTTGTCATCCAGGTTAGGAACCCCGCTCATGGCGTAGATCAAACCCTCGATTACCTTGCGCAGGACTTCCCGTCCTTCGTAGGCACCTTCCTTCGTCAAGTACTCGGCAACAGCGTCCGCATCCAGTCCATCGATTACCCTCAGACGGATCAGCTTGTCCAGCGCTTCGTCATCCAGGGAGAAGTTCTTCAGGATCAGCAGGGCGTCGGCATACTTGCCATCCTCATCCAATCCGTTGGCCAGGATCTCGTCGTGGGCATCGATGAGCGACAGGATCGACTCGATGTCTCCCATACCCTCTTCGTTGTTCCGGAACTCGATCACCGGCACTTCGCCGAATTGGTGGGCGACCACGCCCTTGGATACGACCTTCTCGCGGCTGTAGTGGAACATCTCGATGCGATCCGTATAATACACCTCGACCACGTCCCCATCCCCGCTGGGATAGAAGTTGATCGCGGCGATCATCCTCGGCTTCACCGTACGGCTATAGATAGGGACCACCTGCGACGCCTTTACCCGCGAGAACTCCGGCCGCCCT